ATTAACAAGTGAATATTGGTATAAAATTCAAGAAGATAGAATAGGTTTATATACAAGATTAAATTTTAGAAACAATAAAAAAGTGTTTGAATACGCGCTAAATAATCGTTTCTATTCGTCAGGAATTTATATCACAAACGTAACTAACGCAAACCCATTTTATGTTGGTATTTCTGATAGTTCAACAATAGGTATAAGCAATTCAAGTTTAAACGTGCCATTAACAAACGCGTATAATTTATTTGATTTTACTATTAATGTCCCAACGGCTATTTATAGCGGATTAGGAACAAACGCTGAAAAAATAATAAGAACACAAGCCGATAAAATTAATATGGCCGGAATGAATTACAACATAGCAACTTACTAACATCATGAAAAAAATATTAACTTCAAGTATTACAGATTCGGCACAATTGCCAATATTAAAAAGAACAATTGACCACATCCAAGAAATGGAAATGGAAAATATTAAAAGTGCTATTTATGCTTCTTTAGGTAGTTCAAATGATTCTGTACCTATTGTATTGTGGGGATGTGTAGGTACTTTGTCTACTGTTACCGTAACAAATGACACATTAACAGTAACCGCAGGCGCATTTATTTACAACGGGGAAATATACCAAATTTCAGCACAAAGCATTACTAAAACAGGTGCAAATGTATTTACTTTATCTTTAGACACTACAACTTTTCAGTCAGGAGAGCCAACAATTTACAGCGATGGTGTAACAAGCGTAAACACTAATCAAGATTTAAAGATTAAACTTAGCCAAGGATTAACAGGCACAGGAATTTGTGATTGGGATGATGTAGCTATAAAATTCAGAAAAGAAGACGTAAGCTTTACTGGGGCAGTAGGTACTTTTACATTAAGATTTATTAGACATGGCGATGTTGTTACATGTAAAACCGTTTCATCATCAGATACAGGTCCAGGAACGTTATCAGCATCGATTCCAATATGGGCTAGACCTTATGTTGACTTTGGTTTTAAAACACATTATCCATACGCAACAGGTTCTTTTTTAATTCAAGATAGCGTCGTATTTAAATCAGATGGATCTGTAGTTTTAGGACAAAATATAAGTAGTGGACACACTATTCATATTTCTTATATGGTTTAATCCTTTAAAAACTTAATTAAAGCCAATATAAATAATATACCTATTACTGTCATTAAAGAGAATAAGTAACAAACAATTATAAATACTACTTATAAGCTTTAAAGTGTTGTTTAATAATATCACTACAAATTTTGCTCAAAGAACCATGTTTTAAACTATGTTCTTTGAGCATTTTTTTATATTTAGGGTTTATGTAAAAACAAACCCTACATTGACCATTGTATAATTTTTCTTTATTCTCCATATATTTTTACCGTGCTACAATATTAATTAAAATATTTTTTATTTGCAATATTGTTGCATGAATTATATCTATTGTATCAATCCTGAATCAAATACGCCTATAATGCTTATTAATAAAGAAATAGGCGGTTATGAAGGTGTGAGCGGTTCGCAATTCCAAAACGAACTTACAGCATTGGATCTAATGGGTAAAGAATCAATTGAAATTCATATAAATTCAACAGGGGGAGATGTTATAGAAGGATTTAGCATTTATTCAGCTATTGTAAACTGTAAAACGCCTGTAAATACGGTAAACGTTGGACTTTGTGCATCAACTGCTTCATGGTTATTTTTAGCAGGGAAAAAAACTACCATGATGGATTACGCATTGTTAATGGTGCACAATCCATACGGAGGAAATGGGAATAATCAAGTTTTGAGTTTATTTAAAAACTCTATTGTTAAAATGATTTGTAACCGGTGCGGAATGGAAGAAAAAGAAGTTTCTGAAATGATGGATTCTGAAACTTGGATGGATGCAACCACCGCTAAAACAATGAATTTATGTTCTGACATCAAGTCAGTAAAGATAAAGGCAAAGCCAACTTTAAGCAAGTCAATGAATGCTTACAGAGAAGCTTTCAATTTTGTAAATCAATTAATTAACCCCGTTCAAAACATGGACTATTCAAAAGTATGCAACAAACTCGGCATATTGGAAAACTCAAACGAGGATTCAATATTAAGAGCGATTGATTTTGCTTTAGAAAATTCTACCAAAAAAATTGAGGAGTTTGAAAACAAAGCTAATTCTTTAGCTTCTGAAAACGAAACTTTAAAAAACAAATTGGTAGAGTTTGAAAATAAAGCAAAAGAACAAAGAGAAGTTTCTGCTAAACAATTAGTAGAAAAATACTCAAACAAATTAACAGCGGAAAGTATTTCTATTTGGGAAAATAAAGCTGTTGAAGATTTCGAAGCAACTGAAATTTTATTAAAATCTATCCCTGTAAACAAGATAGGTGTTGATGTAGTTGAAGTTGTTGAAGAAGTAAAAAAAGAATTACCAACAAATGCATTTTATATGCTTAACCAATTAAAAAACAAATAATATGGCAATGACAATTTCAGATACTTCATACGCAGGTACCGTTGAAGCTGGTTTTATGATTACAAAGGCTACCTTTGGATTGAACACCGTTAAAAAAGGCGTTGTTTATGTTAAAGATGGCATTAAAAAAACACACAACATTCCAAATGTTGACATTACAAACGTATTGCAAACCTACGGTGCAACACCAACAAGTGCAGGTACATTCGTAGTAAACAAAGTTACTATCACACCTTCTAAAGCAATGGGATATGTAGAATTTAATCCAATTGATTTTCAAGACCATTTCTACGCTGAGGAGCAAAGCAAAACATTACTTGCAAGAGAATTGCCTGTAACTGCTGAAAACGTAATGATGCAATTGTTTTTAAATCGTCAATTTGAAGCAATTGAAAAAGGTATGCACGTAGGCTCTTTAGGCTACACTACTGGATTAACAGGTACCGGCGCAAACTCTCAAATTAAATACTTTGATGGTTTTATCAGAAAAGCATTAGTAGCAGGTACTTATTTGCCAGTTGGTTCTCCAAGTGCTATAACTTCCGCTAACATTCTAGGTAAACTTGACGCTGCAATTGCTTTATTACCTTTAGCTTTATTGTCTGACGATGCAAGATTTGAAAAAATAAAATTTATGCTATCTCCTTTAGATTGGCAAAAATTTGAAATTGCTTCTTTGGCTTTGACTAACAAAGGCCGTGACGTTAATGGCGTAACTATTCCTAACTATAGAGGTTTTGAAATTGTTACTTTAGCTGGTTTACCTGAATCTACATTCTATTTAACTAAAGCTACAGCAAACTTGGAATCAAACCTTTGGGTAGGAACTAATGCAGTAGAAGATTTGCAAATTGATTTGCAAAAATTACAAAACAATTCTAGTTTGTATTTCATGAAATCTCTTTTTGCTTTTGATGTTCAAATTGCAAAAATGGAAGAGTTTATTATGCACACTACTAAAGTTGTTGGTGATTTCGTAGCTTAATAAAATGAAAGAGGTTTTAATTGAGTTCACAACATTGACAGGGTTATATGTTGCTGAAAATGGAGATTGGTATTTTGAAGAACCAAAACACATTGAAACCAAATTCATAAAAAAAGCTGACATTTTAAAAACTAAATAAATAAAAAGGGTGGTTAAAAGCCACCTTTTTTTTTACTCTTAAAAACTTAAATAAAATGGCATTAAACAAAGTAGGCTTTACACTTGGGAAGGGCGGACTAGGCAGACCATCATCAGGAACAGACCATATAAGCGGTTTTGTTTTTGGTGGGTTAGGTAGTCAAAAACTTTTCAGGGCGACATCAACGCAAGATGCGATTGATAACGGTATTAATATTACCTACGCTGACGAAACTAAAGCGACAGCAACAAGCACAATAACAAATATAGGTGTAGATGGTAACACTTATACAGCAAGTGTAACATTACCAACAGGTGAAGTAGTAGTAATTGGCGAATATACTAAAGCAAGTACAGAAACTACCGTAACTTTAGTTGCTTCTGCCATCGTTGCTGACATTACAAAAAAATCTTACACAACAGGTTTTACAGCAATTAATACAGCAGGCGCAATTACTATAACAGCTAAACCAGGATTAGGAATCTACCTAAACGCAAGTGCTAAAATTACTATTACAATTGTAGGTACTATTGCACAAACTTTGGTTGACTTTAGTGGTGGTGTAGCTTCGGTATTAGCACCTATATACTATCACATTGCAGAGTTTTTCAGAGTAAATACAACAGGTGTTTTATATTGTGGTGGTTTTGTTACTTTAGCAACAGATGGAAGCGACATTTTAACACTTCAAAATTACGCAAATGGAGAATGCAAACAAGTATTGTTTTTCGAGCCTTTATTAACATTTGCAACAAGTAAAGTAACGGCTTTACAAAGTATTGCAAACACTTTGTTAACGGCTAAAACACCAACACAAATCATTTTAGCGAATAATTTAAACGGTGTTGCTTTATCTGCATTAACTAACTTAAATGCAATAGCTGGTTCTAGCGTTAGTGTGTGTATTGGGCAAGATGGCGGAGGTTTAGGTTTGACACTTGCAAAAGGTAACGCAAAAAGTTTAACCTGTGCAGGAGCTATGCTTGGTGCTATTTCATTAGCAAATGTACAAGAAGACATTGCATGGGTAGGTAAATTCAATCTTTCGGATACAATTGAACTTGAAACTTTAGGCTTTGCAAACGGTGTATTGTATAGCGACCAAACTAAAGTATTGCTAGATCAATTGAACGACTTTAGATTTGTTTTTTTATTAAAACAAAGAGCAATAGCAGGAAGTTATTTCAATGATTCTCACAATGCTTGTGTCGTTAGTTCTGACTATGCTTATATCGAAAACAATAGAGTAATAAACAAAGCTATTCGATTCTTAGATGTAGCACTAACTCCATATTTAA